GGGCACTTGTTCGATCCAGTGAAGTGCTCCCTCAGGAGCGTTCCTCGGGAACGCAGGAACTGATTGATGTCTCGATCCTGGGTGACCATCATGTTCATAGCGTTCTTCTCGATACGCCACTCATTGATGTTGTACGCGATGGTCAGCTCTTTGATCTTGTTGAAGATGTCTTCGGGCTTGAGAGAGCCCTTCGTCCAGACGTCGACGATCCAGCGCACGCCAGTTTGACGATCTACCGCCATGACCACCGAGGCGGAGTTGCCGCTCATCGCAGGGTCAAATCCGCCAATGACGTACGTTCCTGCCATGCCGTTCTCTCGATGCCCCATGTGTGGAGGCTGGCCGGGCCTCATGGGCCCGTCCGGACGCATGCCATCTACACACGCGTTGACCTTCTTCGTATGGAAGATGGAGTCCTGACTGAACTGCTCTTGCATGTAGGTCAGTGCCCAGGCGCGCGGGCTCAGGGCCCGCCGCTTCTTGGCGAGCTTCAGGCCGGTCCACATGTCCCACAAACCGTCTTCGTCGGCAGAGGTCTCACTACGACCTTTTGCCGATACGGGCGGACGATTGGATTTCGGCCAGAGCGTAACCCACTTACGAGGATCTTCATCGAATTCGAGTACAGCCGGCTGAGTGAGGTACGTCCACGGAGGATCCTCATCGCCGTAGTACTCGGGCTTCATGATCTCGCCGTACAGATCTACAGGAGCGAGCCGAGTGCCAACAAGAAGGATCTGCCCGCCGGGGTCTGCGAGGCGAGAATACACTTCAGTCTGAAGCCAGTGCATTTGCTTCTCGTACTCGTGGGCGTTCTTGTTGATGATGCAGTCGTCGAGGATGATGAGGTCTGCTCGGTTACCATAGATCGATCCTCCGATACCGATGGCCTGCACGGTTGGTGTGGGCTCACCGGAGTCTCGACTCTGGGAGCTGACGTAGATCTGTGTAGCTGACCAAGAGGCCGAGTCGGCGTCAAAGCCGCCTTCCGGCCCGAAGTCGATCTGAAGCTTCTGGTAGTTGCGGTTCTGAGAAGCCAGTCGGTCTTTGATGCCCTGGAGGAATCGCTTCGCCAGGGTCTCGTTGTTCGAGACCAGGATGACGCGGATGTTCGGGTCCTGGCAGATCCGGTACGTCACGTAGTTGACGGTGATCGTCGTGGTCTTCGCATGCTCCGGAGGAGTGTTGACCATCAGAAAGTCGGGGTCACCCTTGATGTACTGCTGAGCCGGGTGAAGGTTCCGTGGTTCTCTGCGTTCGAGCAGGTCGTACCACTGGAGATGATGATCGAACAGCTTGGTATCGAGGTACTCCTCACACCACTCGGGGAACGCGGCAATGTTCTGTCGGTTCTGCTCTGCCTTCTCTCCGGAGATGTCAATCATTCGGAGCTGCTCGACCGCCGCCCTGAAGGCGGGGTCGGACTGGCGCGGATACTTGTACATGTCTTCGTTGATCTTCAAATCCTGGCAGGCCTGCTTGATGGTCAGGCCCTTCTTCAGGTAGTTGAGGATCGTCTGCTTGTGCGCCTTCTGATCTCGCTGCGTACGAGGAGCAGCGCGCTTCTTGAGCGCCTTCGCTTCGGTGGTGTGGAGAGCTCCGTCTTCCGATCGGTACATGGTTGCCATGCGCTCTCCTTCCCCCTGTACAGATATGTACAGCGCTGTATAACTCCCACGGCCGTTAGGGCCGTGGGATTGCACCGGAAGGGATCCCGGTATCAGTAATGTCTAAAGGAATACAACAGGAGAGGAGAGCCCCCTCAAGGGGCTCATCCTCATGTCTGTACAGTGTCTGTACAGTGTCTGTACATCCTGTACAGGCTTGTACAAGGACAAGCTCCTAAGGGAGCTTGTCTGTACCACTTGCAGTCTCTGTACTCTCTGTACAGTGTCTCATCCTTTATATACAGCACCCGGACAACTTGGCGGACACATCTTGGAAAACTTTACCAAACCTTTACCTTAAAGGTACGGAGAGTGACGTCCAAGCCTGATGTCGCTACGCAGTGTGTGCAGTAGTGTGACATGGATCACACAATGTATGATAGTTGTGGGGAGGGACTCACACACTCACACTCGACGCGAATTAAGCATCCCCGGGTACACATTCATGCACAGCTCGGCACAGAGTTGGACATCTCCGCACATGCCTGCACACACTGGTACAGCCGCTCATCTGAGCACAGCACAGCTCATGTGTGTGTAGGTGTGGCATGCATGCATCAGTATGCATGGGCCGGCATGTGTATGCATGGTATGTACAAGGATACACAGTGATACGCATGGCATGTGCAAGGATATCCACGTGTATCGTTGGCATCTGCACTAGTTAGGCTGCCTAATAGTTGAGGATGTGAACTATTTAGAGGTAAAGTAAGGACTCTCACCCTACTCCAACCCTTACATCCCCACAGCCGGCTCTCGCGTGCACACGCGTGTTCCTCCTACGCAACAGTCGACCCAACAACTTGCTACAGAACTTGGTACAGAAAACCCTTGCACCCCCACTCCGGAGCTGTCAGTCTGAGGTCATCGCAGAACACGGCGACAAACGAGTGAAGCGGAAGCTTCACCGCAAAGCGCAGGGGCTACGCCCCAAGCGCACAACTACACAGGGAGCAGCGATGAACAGCACTCCGCAGCGCACGGTCGTCCACTCCGATGGCCGGCTCACCTACCTCGTGATCAGCGGTGCAGACCGCGATTGGATCGAGGTTCATTCGGCGCTCGACGGCTACCTGCACAAGGTGATCGAAGTCTTCGAGAATGAGTGGCGCTGATCAGTTTCACGTCGTCTGAGCGACGCCCGATAACGCGTAAGCGTTGCGGCCGGGACGTAGCTTTGCTACGGACCGCGTAAACAGACCTTAAGCTCAGAGCGTCCCGTTCGGCCCCGAAAGGGCCGGCGGGGGTGGTGAGAAATCTTCACCTGACGGCTTGACAGGGTTCATCTACCCTGAGAGCCTGAAGCCACACAAGCTCCTCTAAGAGCCTCAGTAGCCAGGACAGCCCCTAGGGCCAAACGATGGTGAAAGTGGCTCAGACAGGCGCACAGGGGCCTTTAAGGCCCCAACAAGCTCCACCAAGGCTTGACAGACTCGAAAGAGGCCGGCAAGCTTAAGCCCAGCAAGAACGAGGGGCTCACGCAGACCTCACAACCGGCTGAAGAGCCGGCTGATAACCCAACAGTCAAAATGCACATCAGTAAGAACATTGCTACACGTCGACTCACACGACAGTGGGTAGCCCGGAAGCGAGCCGGCCTTAGGCTGGAACCACTCGACCAAGGCAGCGTTCGTTCCTTGAGAACTCAACAGTGTGCTGATCATCATCCCGATGACAACAAGGCAGCCCTTGTGGGGCTGCTGACAGGCCAACACCACCTATAACGGGTGACGGGCCGGCAGGGTGATGATCCTTCTTTCCCTTCCCTTGGGAGAGAGAGGACAAAGCGGCTGCACGGTCAACCTGACAGGGTTGTGCAGAATAGACGCGGTATGTGCGGACTGTCATTCGCGAGTAGGCCGGCAACGGCTGAATCCGGGCCTTCGGGTCTAATCCTCCTCTCCAGGCTCTCACACCGCCAGGTGTGAGCAGTCCACTGGGTGCGTCTCGTACGTACTCGGTGCCTAGTCACAAGCCACAAGGGGAGAGACAACATGAGCATCACTACCGAGTTCTTCGCGGACCGCGTCAAGCGTGGTGCGAGCTTCCTCGATGAGGAGAAGCCCGGATGGTTCAACCTCATCGATCTCGACAAGCTCAACATGGGTGACGGTAGTGACTGCGTGATCGGGCAACTGTTCAAGGACGTTGACCTTGATTACAAGGAAAGTGCCTACTTCTTCGGTGTGGAAGAGATGCACATCGGTGAATCCGGTTGGCCCAATGAATATACGCTCGGCTTCATGCTGGACTGGAAGATGGGGAACTCCCGCAACTGGGAGCTGCTCACCGACGCATGGAAGATCGAAATCACCAACCGCATCAACGCTCAGGAGTCGAAGTGAAGAACAACGGCATGCTGGATCACGTCACCCCCACCCAGTGGTTCATCGGTGCCTGTGAGGTGACAAGCTGCGAGAACACGTCGGTCATCTACGACAAGACTCTCGACATGCACGTCTGCTGGGCGGAGGTCACCGGTGGTAAGTGGGCTCTGATCCACGCAGACAAGTAACACGTCCTCTGAGGGACGCTAAATAGTGCCTTAGGCTCAGAGCGTCTCACCTGTCTGCATAACGGGTGAGGGTGGCCGGCCCCTTCCGGGGGCCGACTGAACAAGGGGAGAGAGCATGAAGCGCACCACGATGGCCGACATCAATGCCGCACTCAGTTGGTACGTCAAGGCTGCGGAGTTGCTGGACATCCAGCCTCCTTACGGTCATCGCATCGAGTATCGCGAGGGTTCCAAGCGCAACGGTGTCCCGTTCACGCTCGTATGGGTGAACGAATCCACCGGTGAGTATCGAGGAGTTCCCGGCACCGACTTCAACGGAGTCCTCGGAACAACGCGCCGAGAGGCCTACATCGCTCTCCAGCGCATCGCAAGGGCGTTCCAGGATGCCGTGTATTACCTCAGTCAGTGACCAGACAGAGCCACACCCTCCGGGGTGTGGTTGTGCCGGCATCACTGCCGAGTACAAGGGGAGAGAGTATGTGCGAAGCCATCAAGGCAAACGGACAGAAGTGTTCCAAGCCTTATCGGTTCATCGTGAACGGTCTGCTCCGTGAGGTGCAGTCGCTCGTGTGTGGTCAGCACCTCGCCGGCATGGTGCAGGAACTGGCCGTGTACAACGATGAGAGCGCCAAGCGTCGTCACCCCGACAGTCGGTTCGCCGGCACTGTGTTCTTCCGAAAGGACATCTGATATGTGGGTCGTGACGTACGTCAAGGCATCTCAGGACGTGAACGGCAACCCCCGCT